GTTACGTACTGCAGGTGGTCGATCGAGAAGGTACACACCTCTTCATGAAGATGAAGTGGTGGCTAAGGTTATTCACCTTGACAAGTCTGCTGGTGCTCCTTACCTCACTAACACTTCTCATGTTTTGGATCGCGGGATCCAGAGAAGTCGTGACGTACGTGCTGGGAGGATTGCTTTTGATCCTTATGTGGCATATCGCCGCATTCAGCATGGCAGCTCTGGTCCTAAGGGCCTGTTGGTTTGGGGCAGTCCGTTGGCTACGACTATATTGGCTGCGTCGTTTGCGAAAGCAGCGTACAAAGGCCTCGTCCGCCGACACTGTTTCTCTTATGGATATCAGAAAGCTGAAGTCGGATCGTACATCTCGGAGTTCCAATCCCGGATGAAGAAGGTGTACTGCCTGGATTTCTCAGGATTCGACTCGTCGATCCCGCCTTTTGTCATTGGTGATGCATTTGAGATTTTGAAGTCGCACCTTGACATGAGTAGTGAAGAGCTTGACCTGTTTTACCGTCTAACCAATGATTTCATCCACGCGCGCATCATTCTACCAGATGCCTCGATGTATCAGAAGCATCGTGGGATCCCTTCTGGGAGCCCATTCACTTCGTTGATTGGTAGTATCTGTAACCTCATCATTCTCAACTACATCTGGATCCGATTGACGGATGTGGCTGTGCGAGAGGACAGGGTGCTCATCCTAGGGGATGACTCCGTTGTAGCCACTAACTCCAATGTCAGTCTAGACTCAATTGCTGGTGCCGCCAGCGAACTTGGCATGGAGGTTAGTGTTTCCAAAAGCAAAGTAGCTGCTAGAGGAGACAGGGTGGAGTTTTTGGGCCACGAGTGGGAGAATGGACGCCCCCACAGGCCTAAGAGGGATGTCGTCATTCGCCTCGTATTTGAGGAGAAGCATCGACCGAGAGATGTTTCTATGACGTACATGAGAATGTATGGTTTCACGTCTGATTGTTTTGAAGCCTACGATCTTGTCGTTGGACTGTTACATCACCCAGGTATGGACATATCCGACGTCCTCGTTGAATTGGCAAGCAAGGCCCGTGGCTCACCATTGGATTTGGGTGACATTGGCATCGGTCGTTTGAGGTATCTTATCGCTCACGAACCTGAACTACTGCCAGGTAG